CTACGCCACGGTGAAAATTTTCGGAACGGTGCCAATAAAATACGAAAACTGGAAATCATCCCCGGCAGCCCTATGCATGCGTGTGGGAACCGTGATCTGAGGAACAATCATGGAATTCAAACTTTGAGAGGGCTCAACCGCACTCTTAGACGACGACCGTGGCACCGGATTGACGGAATTATTGGACGTAGCTACCTGAGGGGATACCAAAGAGCAATGATACCTCGACATATAAGGCACAGAAACTGAAGGATAATCAATAGAGTCGAGACTAGAGACGAATCCCAACGACAAGTTACGGTAGGCCCCGGACACGGACCAATTGTTTCCGGTACCCCAAACCCCATTAACCACAGGCACAGAACCAAAGGCAACTGTTGCCGTTTCATCGGCAATTGGCCTGGGATCGGTATACACGTCATTTAATGAACTGCTGTGTCCAAACCTGATCTTCATAGACCCGCGATAAAACGCATACAGTGGTGCCACTAAACAGTAAAAATCCCCCCCGATGGCATTATTTACCTGAGCTCCGGTGGATGCGTTAGTATACGTCAAATTGGTCCAGTAAGGCCAAACGCACCATCCGTTACCCGAAGTAAGAACGGCAAGGGCAGCACCCCCATACTTAACCTGGCTGTAGCGGCTCAACACCTGCTTGATCGAGGTGAAGGACTCTCCTATACTCTGCTCACAATGCATAACAGAGTACGGCTTCACTGGATCACCCCCAATGACCATGTCGCTAGGCAACGAGTGAGCCTGGGTGGTGTAAGGCCCTAAATTGCTGGTGGAGCGAGGACCTTGCAATTCCAGATCATCACCCCCGCTGTAGAACACGAGCACTTGCACTGACGGTGACGCTGACTCTGGCACTCTGAGCTCACTCAACACTGTGATAAGAAGAGAGCCACTGAACTCGTCCCAATTTAAGTAATTAGTGGGCGAGTAAAAGGGCACAATAAATTCAACCTCCTTAGCCTCCCTAATGTCTATTATTTCCCTGAGCATAGGAGTCGAGCCTGTATTGCTAACGGCCGGATATGTGTGACCCATGCCAACAACAGGGTCAAACGTCACGAGAAGTCTTCCACTATGGAATATAGTTTTGGCAAATGATATCCTGACTTTAATGGTGCCTCTCCACAACTGAAATTGGTCTGACAAATACCACACAGGTGAACCTGACCCGTAAGTAGTGATAACCGACCCCACGGTTTTGGATCCAGGTGCATATAACGAAGACGGAGCTATAAGATGCTGCATTAATTGCGTTCCGGACGCATTGTCAGTCGTCCACTCAAAGCTTCGTGTTAACGCGGGAATTTTCTTCAGAAAGTTGAATGACATCTCATCCTCTCCTCGAATGGAGCAACAATCATTAACTCCAAGCGCATTCTGCGACGTTAACCCGAGAGGATAAGCCGGGTCGGACCCGTCGCTGTTGGCGGAATAGCGCTGCTGTTGCGCAGCCATAATGCCTGGCACCACATTGGTCATGGGCTTAGCCCAACCAAAGGCCGAAGCAACGCCAGACGCCAAGTTGGTAGCCCACGAAAGGGGCCCCATAAACGCCCCCAAGACCGGTATGTCGCTTAATGACCCGGAAGCGGTCGACACTGCGGACAAAACGTCAGATATTGGGGCTCCTGTGCCCACCTTTTTCTCAGACTCTAATGAAGTGGTGAACTTGTTCAGGACTCTCTTGGACCTCTTGGAGCCAGTCTTCATCTTGCTCGCCTGAGTGAAGCATGGTGCCGCTAACTCAAAGTCTTCGAACCACATAAATATGGAATAATCCACTCCTGTATCACCCGCGGACCCCGTCTTCATGGGCGACATCACAGACAGGAAAAAAGTGCCCCAGTCATAACCAATATTGGCCTTGTCGTAGAAATGGGCAGGCGTAACGTATGGCACTTTCATCACAACCGACGTATCTCTACAATCTAACTCCACGTTAGCCTGTGTACTCTTTGTCGTGATGTTCGCATTGTACGTCGTGTCCGGACTAGAACCAGAATCGTCAATCTGCTCATAACACGGTATAAAGTGCAACAAAAGCCTACCCTGTTGAAACGGATTAGCATTGATCTGCACCCTCAAGCACGCTGTGCCCCTAAACAAGTTGAACGTTTCCAACTTTTTGGACCATATGCCGGTGTTCAACAGCGCGTCAGCAACGGATATGGAAGTTAATTGGACGGACTGCGCCGACGCACTAGTCCACACGCCGGTCCTGAGGAGTTGCGGCTTTTCCAAAAATTCGGGAATTGACGTCGCCCGAACAGTTATATCTGCCTCTTCACCCGCTGTGAAAGGCACTTCAACACTCACACCATCATCAACGAAACTTGTCGTTACATGATGATCTTTACTACTACTTACATCTACACTTTTATTAATCATTTCACTCATTTTATGCATTCTGAGGAATTCTTGACTGCTAAACCCACAGCATGTCTTGGATGACCTTGTCCTTGTGTAACAGGCACGCGTTATATGATTCTGCGCACCTTGGACTAAGACCCAACTTGATGAATATAGGTGCCATTTTGACCCTGTACCTGTCATAGTACTCACAGCCTCGTTGAGATAGCTCGACAAAAAATTCGTTCCATCTGCTCTCCTTGTCTTCCTTAGAGAGGCTATCAAACTCGGGGCCTTGAAACAAAAGCTGCTTAGCATTTGTTTCATTTTTGTTCGCTAGCTTCAGGACACCGTTGACGCGCACGAAATTTCTACACAGAAATTCGAGGCTTGTAGTGTCATCTATATCCCTTGCTATCAGGTGCCTTGTCTCCACAATGACACCATCTTTCGATATGGGCTGAGGCCTCATACCAAGGTCGAACATAACCTTCGCTAGAGTTGAGTAATTAAACCCTTGATCCAGCATCAATTGAGAGGGCACTACCATCAAGTCATCACCATGGGTGACAACCCTAACTTGGTCAGACCGTCCCTCCTCATCGTCGCACATCACGTCCAGGTGGTGGCCGCTGGTAGAAACGCCATATGTCACCAATAGATCATTAGCAACGCTATTGCCTACACTCGTCAGTGGCGAACCCGACGCTAATCCCGCGTTCATCTTCATTACAACCCCTTGACTAGAATTAAGAGCTACGACCACGCTAGGTCGGGCTATTATGTTTATGAGGGTCTCCACCACGATGGCATCTTCCCCGGTGTAGCTGGCGTAAGAAGCAATGTGACGCAAAGCCGCGCAAAAAAAGGTGGGATGGAGCAATATGTCCCACGCCGCAAAGTCAAGGTCTATGCCAACTACTTCGCCCTTTTGATCACCTCCGACCAAATGCATTAGCATATGGTCAGCCTGAGCAAAAGGATTGATGTAAGCAACATTAGATTGTAGCCCAACAGCTTTATATAGGGACACGCAGCGTGCAAAATACATAATAATAACTGCATTCAACACGGGTGTGTAACAATAAACCATCCTGGTGTTTTTCCCAACTTTACGAGCCTCGTCTTTGGGCAAGGCGAGTACATACAAGTCCGGATTCTCATCATAATTAATGACACCTTTTTTAAGATTATCAAGCAACTTGTTGACCCTATCGTGGCAATGGTTGTAATATTTACTAGATCCGAAGCACAATGGCTCACCCAGGTATGAGAGTTTTGTGATGCCCTTCGGGAGGCCAAACACACCATGGCTGGCGGACATAAAGCCCATACTGGTTGACCTGGCCATCCCGGTAATATCGTCCACGCCATTCACGGCCTCGTCCAACGTCAACTTAGTCATGCTGCGACACTCCATGGCGTTACTCACTGCACTGGCCATTGATCTCTTACGCTCGCCAATGCATCTCTCGAGCCTGTCACCATTAACGGCTTCTATGACCTGTGGTCTACCCTCTAAACAGGCGTGCTGTCTCGATAAACTCAGATCCATGACCTCATATGACCCTTTAAGACCTATGTCGGGATCGACAGCCACTTCATAAAAGGGGCCTGGTGTTGTTTTACCGGCGCGTCTGGGTACGGAGCAAGGTATAACTCCGATGACATGAGTCATTTGCGCTTGAGTCAGCGCTCCAGACTTAAGCGCTTCTAAAGTGGGCTCACTCTCAGATATGGCCATCTTGCCTCTTGAAGCGTGCCAAGCAACGTGGCCTTCCACATCACGCCGACTCAGCACTAGACCAACGGATGACTTGGCCGTTATAGCTGCGTGCATGGCTAATATCTTGCCGTCCACAAAATATAAGCTACCACACAAACCTTCAGACGTCACAACCGTTTGAGTGTTAATACTGCGAGACACTGTGTACACGTCCTCAGAGTACACTCCTCCTCCGAGGTCATCCCTAGAAACTATGGGCCTGTTGGAGAACGCGGATTTAACCATGCTTATGACCCGATATGTCATGGTGGTGTCTTTGACATAGCTGGTCTCGCCATAAGCCACCGAAAAATCACCTTTTCGAGACAGACGCAACAACTCGTCTTCAGACATGAACTTGTCCGAAAGATCAGCTTTAGGTGGTGCACTATCCACGTAAAGGGAAACGAGATCATCGTCACAGTTGGTAGATGTTCCGGTAAACAACTTACTGTCGTCAAAGTCACTGGCACTCAGCTTATAAGACTTACCCGTGTCAAACATCAGTACCATTTGGCAATCCGGGCTGGTCTCGAGGAATGCATCAATCTTCGACAGGTAATGCCTCGGCATAAATATTGTCTTTTGAGACTGAAATCCATATGCCACTGGGTAAGACGTGCTGGTGCCATCAACAGAAGGAACACTAATAAACAGCTTAAAGCTGTTTTTAAGTACCTTGTTCATGACACTCAATGTGGTGGCATCCACGGTTCCAGCTTCGGTAGTAGCATTCTCTGCAACACGCGCAGAGTTAGTGAACTTGTTCAGCATCCGCGCTTTTGCTTTGATCAACTTTGGCTTACCGCTCTCAGTAGTGGGCGCGGAGAACAACCAATCTGACAACGAAACCATCACTCTATAAGAAGCCAAAATAGTGACGGCAGCCAATATCTCACGCCTGTATCCGAATATAAACTTTCCGGCTCGAGACAATATGTCCTTCAGCCCAACGGATACCTCCATTCCCGCAAGCCCTAAGGTGTAAGCAACGTATTCTTCGATAGTAGTGACCACGTTAGGATAGTTCTTTTCGATCCACCCCTTCTTAACGTTCATGGCCGCCTCCTCCGTCATACTATATTTCTCACGCAGCTTGGCTACTAACTCGTCGGGATTCAAATACTCGGGAGCTTTGTAATCGGGTTTTAAAATCAGCATCTTCTTAAGCATGGAATCTCTATACCCCTTGGCTCTCACGTGGTGTTCAGCAGCTCGTTCGTCCATTTTACTTAAAATCAAATTAATCCACTCACGGCTGCTCATATGATGACCTGATGGCTCGTCAGTGAAAAAATCAGTCTTCACTACGTACAAGTGCTGGGAGTCGTCATCGTGCGGTATCATCTTATCAGGATCCACCACTCGATCCCATGGTTTGGCATCGGGATTTAACGCATGTGTTTTCCTCACAAACGCACAATAAAAACCAGGGTTTTGGCGATTGTACCAAGCCTTTGGATAATTGAAGCGCGTTTTCGCTATATTCTTCTGAGTCTCACCGGTAACGTTAGTGGCCGCTATCAATATCTTGGCGCTGACCTTAAGATCCTTGGTGTGGACGGCGGCTCCATCAACTCTGGGGGCCTTGCCCGTTCCACTTTGGAACATGAGTCCCTGAAGTTCCGACATGGGCTCCCCGGTAACTTGCCTCGCCACGTCCAAATCGTCTACTATCAACACCTCAGGATTCTCAGCCATATCGATAAAAGTGGCGTCAGTCTTCAACGTCTTAATGTACAACTCCGGCTGACTCAAAAGAGCATCAAAGTTATCGGGTCGATCCTTGTTGAGGTGCAACACTGCGGACTGCGCCAGCTCACTAATAAGCATCGACTTCCCGATCCTGGATGGACCACCAAGAGTGACAAGCAACATCCTTCTTGAGGCCAGTCCATCTGCTATAGTGGTGTCGTACTTCATGGCTAAATCGTTTATCTTATTGAGCATCTCTGTCACGACTGTGGTCAACTGACTCTTGTTGGTCAGTTCATTGTTCTTCAATATGTCCAACCTGTACTGGGTCAATTTGACCTTGCAATCTGAAAGGACTTGAAGTCCTTTGAACACTGAACCCTCAACTTTGAGCAAAACAAGCGCGGAGTTGATTTGATCAGTAATAAAAGTCAAATTCGCATCGCCGTTGATCAAGGCATCATCACTGCCCAAAAAGAAATTGAGAACATACGTGAGATATTCATTCAACGTTTTAAGACCGAATGTGACACCAGTCATAGAGCTCTTCGCTTTACCCAACTTCATGGTAAAATCGCTGACGGATCGAGAATCAAGGGCCCCGGCGGTGAAGTAAGCTATAAATATAGCGTTCACCGCATCAAGAAACCCGACTCCCGCTTGAGTGGTTACCTCCTCATCGGATGGTGGGTCACGCATACACAAATTCATGAGAGCGTCCAACTTGGAATAGATCTCAAACTTAGTGAAGACCCTGTACAAAACGCCCGAAGACGCCATAATAAACAAAGCGTCTCCTGTCTTGGACTCCATTCTCTTGCGTATCATGCCAAGGCCGTAGATATATATAACTGCCTTGCATAATCCTGGTAGATCATCGGTTATGTCCAACAATCCCAATATGCCCTGCACATCTACACTGCTGGTCATACCAGTGATAGACGAAGGTACAGACGCGGATTTGAACATGTCTGACAAACCCGTTTTGATATTGACATCAACGCCCTTGGACATCACCTGCTCAGCCAACTTAGAAAAGGCATCAAATTGGTTATCGTCCACTTTAAGGGGAATTGATGGTACAAAACCTGAAAACATCTGGGTAACGGCGTGATTGCGATCGTTGCCTTTGCTTAGTGACGGCAACGTCACGATCTTACCATTTTTGAAATTTCCACACGGGGTTCTATAATCGTTAATCCACGATCTCTTGCCAAGGTTATGGACAACCTTGGGCTTTATAACAACTTCTTGTTCTTTTTTCCTCTCCCTATTCTTCAAACACTGCTCGCGCAGAGCTCTGACTAAACCCTTGCGGGTTGTCACAGCGCTGCCAGGCAAAACAGTGTACCCTAGCATAACCGTGCCGACGTTCCAAATAAAATGGACGCCAACACGAGCCATGAGGCACTTGAAGGAAGGGTCTACGTAATAAGCCACGTATGAGGCTGCATGCAGGAGTAAACTACAAATCACTCCGACACACTGGGAATTGACATGCCCGAGCTGAATAGCATTGACAAGAAATTCTACCTTGGGACCGTACTCTAAAACGGTCATCATTACAAAAGCAGAAGTACTATCTCTAACTACCTCTTCAGCTAGGGGGCTCCAGACACAAATTGCCAGGAACGGGCTAAAATGACCCACCACTCTCGGCTCTATTAGGAACCTAAGTGATGTAATATAACCTATAATAGCTGCTTTAATGCCCTCATCGACATTCAAGCGCTTAACGAATTCCTCTATAGCAGGAACGCTAAATAGAATGTGGCCTGCAATAATACAAACCAACAAACACGAGATCACCAATTCAAATATACTGAAAATTATGTTCATCATTGTCTCTTCATTCTGAGGAATTCTTGACATCAATCCAACACAATAACTTGCCACAAAACAAGCTATGTGAGTATTACATGCCTACACAATATGGCAACCCCAACATCCTTTCGGATCACTCCGTTGTATAGTCTAGGCGGCGGTACTCAATGTCCGACTTACGGCTGACGACTTCAAACGGACCAGGCCATACCCGTATCGCACTCTATTTTAAGCTCAAACCTCTCGGTGAGCTATTTCTTCGCTCGTTAACTTGCTCCTTAAAGACATTAAAGGCATACCGCGCGAAGAAGAGCACTTTGCCCCTTAGGGGGGCAAATCCCGCAACTCGAATTGCGCAACAGCGAACTATCTCTTCAAATGCTGCTGCTTTTACCATGGGCGTCAACCCACATACGCTTTCACATATGGTCTTGGTATCCTCGGCGAGGATAACTTAAACCGGCACAGCTTGGCAACCTCTAGCCCTTCATGCACTGACGCACGCAACCTCCTCGCGCTTTACATGGTGCCAAAGCACCTTCACGACTCGTGGTAAGTTCAACTCGAACCTATAATATATAACTAACATGCCGTCTCGGCGTGGAGCTATAGTCACAAACCAACACATACAATACCCAAATCCTTAAAAAGAATGGGTTGTAATGAGAAACAATACTTTAAGCATTGCTGCCCTGGTCTGCAACCTGGAAAACGCATGACATAAAGTCACACAGCGCTCTCCACACATTTTCAATTCCTACATATCGGATTCGACCTTTCAGGTCTAACCGCAGGAATACAAATTGAAAAGTATGG